TCCGAAGCAGGAGACCCTTGAAACGTTTCATACGGCCCGTACTGTTGAGCCAGTTCGCAAGACTCTGTGAGTGCGGCGTAATAAATCGTCTCGAAGATTTGTTTGTTCAGGGTGCGTGCAGCTCCATCATCAAATGCAAACCCAAGAATCATAAAGACATCTGCAAGTCCCTGAATTCCAATACCGACAGGGCGATGTTTCATGTTGCTGCACCGCGCCTCAGAAATTGGATAATAGTTTTTGTCGATGACTCGATTGAGATTGCGCGTCACAACTCGAGTCACTTGGATCAGCTTCTCCATATCGAATGTACCGTCTTTGATGAATGCCGGAAGGCTCAAGCTTGCCAAGTTGCATACGGCCACCTCATCCGAATCTGTAAATTCTGTAATTTCTGTGCACAAGTTGGAAGACTTGATCACACCAAGGTTTTTCTGGTTTGACTTTTTGTTGACGGAATCCTTGTACAGCATGTACGGGGTTCCGGTTTCAACCTGTGATTTAAGAATGGCGTCCCAAATCTTTCGAGCCGGCAACACTTGTTTGTACTTGCCTTGAACAACATATGTTTTGTACAGCTCATTAAACTCGTCGCCATAGGTGTCAGTGAGATGGGGACACTCGAATGGACACATCAGGTGCCAATCCTTGTCCTGTTCGACAGCCTCCATAAACAGGTCCGGAATCCACATTGCTGTGAACAAATCACGACACCTGGCCTCCTCATCACCTTGGTTCAGACGGAGTTCCAGAAAGTCGATAATGTCGGCGTGCCACGGCTCCAAATAGACTGCAACAGCACCTTTGCGTCGTCCACCCTGATTCACGTACCGGGCCGTCGCATTGTAGACTCGAAGCATCGGAATAATTCCATCCGAGGTTCCATTGGTTCCTCGGATGTGTGAACCTTTTGCACGCACCTTACTGACAGCCAGACCAATGCCGCCAGACCACTTTGAAATTTCGGCACACCTCTGCAGAGTTCCATAAATGCCCGAAATTGAGTCATCCTTCATATCCAGAAGGAAACAGCTTGACATTTGAGGACGTTGGGATCCAGCGTTGAACAGGGTTGGTGTCGCGTGAATGAAATACTTTTGGGACATCAAGTCGTACGTCTCCTTTACACGTTCCTTATCTGTTCCGTGGATACCGATGGCGACTCGCATGAAAAGGTATTGTGGTGTTTCACCTTGGTTGAGGTACATCTTTTGGAGCGTCTTGATTCCGAAGTAACCAAAGTCATAGTCTCTTTCGTGTACAATCATAGAATCATAGTCGAGCGAGATGTTCTTGATGAATTCATCCGACACGATACCTTTGGAGTGATTTGCCAACATTGCATCCGAAAAGCACTTGTATGAAATTTTGTGCATGTTCGAAATCAGAATACGGGACGCAAGAATTTCATAGTCTGGGTTTTCAGTCAACATATGAACGGCAACATCAGCCGCAAACTCATCAATTTCGCTTGTTTTGATGTTATCGAATATGTTTCCTATTGTTTTTTGGGCTACTTTGTCGGCTTGCACTTGTAGTCCATCACAGAGCTTGGAAATACGTTTCGTCACCTTGTCAAACAGCATCTCCTCGACATCTCCAGACCGCTTGATAACCCTCATTGTATAAATAGGTGATACTTTTTTTATATGGTAATAACAATGGCAACTCAGACTTGGCCAAACCCATTGAGTGATGCATACTTTTCGTCTTTTAACCGTGAGCGGATTCATAATGGTATTGTCAGTGCCATCAAGAAAAAGACTGGATATGCGGTCGACCGTCAGAATGACGGTGACGTCCAGGCCTTGATGAAGCGTGTCTATGTCAACTTGATGGGTGACCCATACGTCGATGTCCGTCAGCAGGTTGATAATATGAATTCCAAAGTGATTGAAGAGGCGACTGAGACGATCAGCACGGGAATGCTTCAGCAGCTCTTGTACATGCGTGACATCGAGTCCAACCCAATTCCACTGCAACCACCAGTCAGTACATCCACGTACGGTAACAAGATTCCTCAGAATTTTAAAATTGGATTTTAAAAACAGATGCGCTCTCTAGATGATATTCTCATAGGGTTTCTCATTTTTTTTGCACTTGAGAGAGGTATTCGTCTCGTGAGTAACGCAATTGTTGAGCCATGGGCCCTCAAACGGTCTGGTGATCCAGAACGAGCCGAGATTTGGAAAATTGGTGCAGAGTTTGGCTTGTTGATGGTGTCGCTCGTCTTTGTCTGGAAATATCAAAAACAAATTGCATCAATAGCAAAGATCTCTTAAGGATTTTACAGTCTTAGAAATCAAGTATGAATAAGTACAGGGATGAAACAGCCAAAATTTGCAAAATGAAAGGGTGGGATAAAGCGCCTATTAGCGTGGTTTGGATGCTTCTGAATGAAGAGATGGGGGAGCTTGCCTCATCTATTCGTCAGACTCGTTTGATTTACAAAAAGACTGGTTTGAAAAAAGACAAGGGTATAGATGTCGTGATGGAGATGGGTGACGTATTCAGTTATCTGTTTCAGCTTGCTCACATGCTGAACATTGACATGGACACAATGTGGGAACTCCACAGGCAAAAAGTACAGACCAAGGTGTACAAGGAAAATAATGTACGTGTGTATTAAATGGCGAGTATCGCACACGCCGATGACCGGATTCACGTCAACAAGTTTGATATGTACACGTGGACTGGGACGTACGGAGTGACTACAGATGGGTTCCCAAAGACGATGTACCTTGATGGAACATATAGAACTGGAATCGATGAAACACCAACACAGTACCCTTCAATCATCGATTCTGATGCCGTCAATCACTTTAACCCCGAGCGACTCAATATGTCAGGCCCAATGTACCTAAAGACTGGCTATGTGAATCCAGCCCCCGACAGCATGTACCCGGCTCGTAAGTTTGAGTACGATGATGGAAGCGTCACATGGGCCCGTCCAGCCCTGACACAGACTTTATCGAGAAAACCAGGAATCATCGACACTGTTGACAACTTTTTGGGACACGATTGGTTTATATTCATTCTTATTGTAATTGTACTGTTTCTTGTTTTATCAAGAGGTCAATTGAAGTTTTTAAAGAGACGCTAGATCTTGGTCACTTTAGGAGCGACAACTTTTATTAATTTTGATTCTAAATTAGAAATCAAAAATTGTTTTTTCGCGGACAACTGGGGACATGCATGTGTTTCCAATTGGATGCAATTTGTGCACATCATCTGAGAACATTCTTTACACTTGAGAAGGCTGGGCTTCTTCTTGCACCAGGTACATTTCGTCATGTACTTCACAAACAGGATTTTCCGGCTCTAAGTCGACAACCTCACACGAAAACCCCTTTTTCCTGCCTTCAATAACTCGTTCCCAAAACGACTTCATCTTGTCAAAGTTTCTTTCGAACCACTTTTTATCCCGTTTCACATTGGTCACCATAAACTCCTCCGGTGCATCACCTTCTGCCGGTCGATACTGAATGAAATCACATTCGTCCAAGTCGAGAATTTCCATATTCAGCTGAATCTGTGCAATGTAGTGTTTCGGAACTTTGTCTTCAATTTTCCGAGTCAGTGGACATTTGATTTCGATGAGTCGACCACACTCTGTGATACCATCTGCAGAACCACCCAACCACGGGTATCGAGGATGCTGAACAAGTCCAATTTCGTGACTTTTTTTATTGTATCGAGCATCATACAGATCGCGTGCAATGGGTTCGAGTTCAGTTCCACGTTGCATCGCAAAATTTTCACTAAACTTGCGTTTCCCAACCTTTTTTACGAAAAGACCGTCTTCTGATTCGTAAGGGTTGCACCCGGTTGCAGTTGCTGCATCGCTTGCGGTCAACATCGACTCTCTCAAGGCTAACCATTCTGGACTACGCTGTGGAAAATACGTTCGAGTCAGCAGGTCTTTTATTTTTGGGTCCATTCACGGGAATCTCCTTGTTTTTAAAGCGACAATCCGTTTTAAGTACTAATTCTGCGGCATGTTGTTCAGCTTCTTTTTTCGTTTTGGCAAATCCGCATCCACAATGGAGGCCATCGACGCTCACCTGCACACAAAAGGTTCCATTCACGTGACTGAGAACAGTATATTCGGGAAGATTGATTTTCAGGACTTGACACCAACGCATCAACTGGTCTTTGTAGTTGTCATCGACGAGAGATGTTTCCACCTTGGAAAATGCATCGAGAATGAAACGTTTCGCGTGGACCATACCAAGATCAAGGTATATCGCGCCGACAAGCGCTTCAAACGCATCTTCCATAATGTGTTCATTTGTGTTCCAATTATTTGCAATTCCTTTTTCATCCATCAGAATGAGCTTATCAAGTCCTAGGCGTTTTGCAATTTCACACAGAGTCTTTCCACGGACGTGCTTTGTCCTTGCTTTAGTCAGAAAACCCTCCTGCTTTTCCTCGTACAAATCAAACAGGTATTTGGTAATGACAAAACCAAGCACAGAGTCTCCCATAAATTCAAGCGTTTCATATGAGCCAGTGAGTCCCGTGTATCGTTTCAGCGCACTTTTGTGAGTGAAAGCGCGCTGATACAATGTCACGTCGTTTACTTTTGTGCCTACAATATGATTCAATATTTCACGAGATAGTGCAGGTGGGGTGTCCGTCATATATAATTCTATCAATTTTTGTTTTTAAGCCACTACCGCAGTCTTCTTGGCAACCTTTGGGCGGGCTGTCTTCTCGTCCCCTGTCGTCTCGGCCTTGCGCTTCTCCGGCTTTGGGACAGCTGGCTCCTTTGGGGCCTTTGGGGGCTTCTCCGGCTTGGGCTCCTTGACAAAGTGTGGGTTGATCCACTTTTGAATATTCAGGAAAGTCAGCTTGACATCCTCTGGAACCTTGAGCAGATCCTTGAGTGGTGCATCCAGGCTGATGTTCTGGCCATTCTTCAGACTGTGCTGCTCCAGGTAGGCGCTCACCTTGCGTGTTACATCAGCACGAGAGATGCGCTCACCGTCAGCCAGTCCCAGGAACGCCTGAAGCTCAGGAGACACTTGCAGAGGCTTCTTGAAACCATTGTTCTGGGATCGAGCGTCAGCCTTCTCTCCAGTGGGGTCCTCAATATGCGCCTTGATCTTGCGCAGCTCCTTGCGAATCGCCTTCAGCTCCTTGTCGAGGGTCTCGAGGGTAACAGTCGTCTCAGCTGCCATTGTTATTATACTAGAAACCTATACCTTTAAGCCTATAAAAATCGACAATAAAAGTATAACCAAAAGTGCCACAAAAAGTTTAATAAACTGATCTTTCACTTTTGGATCATTTTGGTCAGGGGTTGCGTACTGAGGAACATTTGGCTTGACGGGTTCGAACGGAGCTTCGAGAGATGAAGATGTCGGCGCATCGCTTGTTGCCAAGTTGACATTGAATCCTTTGGGAAGGGCCCCTCCAAATGTCGGTCGAAATTCAATATCCATTCGAGGTTGTTTTCCTTTTTTGGTACCACAGTTTGGCTGACAACAACCTGGGTCACATGGATACACCAGACCGTTATCGCGTGCGACATATCCGCAAATTGGGTTGTACGGGTCCATAGGATCCGTCAAGCAATCACACCCTTTGGTTGAAAACCGCGCATTACAGGCAACAACGTTGCTGCTCATCCTGGTATCAGCCGCGAAAATTTTAGCTAAAGAAGAAGTGTCTCTACTGTATAATGGAGTACGGTAAACCACAGAAGCTGCCCGATGGTCGCTATTTTCTGAAAATTTCAGGACAGAGGAAGCAACTGAACAAGGTGTCTCTTCAGGATGATTTGAAAAACAAGAGTCTTTCGATTGCAATCAGTGAGAATGATGCAGAGTACTTTAAAAAGCTTGATGAGCAGATTCTTGAGCAGGCGAAAAATTCCAAGGTGGATTGGTTTGGCAAGGAGTTGTCAGACGAAACAATTATCAATGCCTATCAGGAGAGTGTGACGGACAATGTCGTGTCTGTTTCCTTGGCCACCGTCAAGGGTGAGTTTATTACTCGAGCCTTTGACCGTCAGAAGAATGATGTCAAGTTGGATGAGGTCAAGAAGGATACAGTATGTGACACCATACTGGAGTTGTCAGGACTATGGTTTCTGAAAAAGTCATTCGGTCCTGTATGGCGCGTACTCCAGGTGAGAATCAGGGATGGTGCGAAGCAGCCCGAATTTTCCAAGGAGTGTCTCTTCGAGGATGAGCCAGAGGATGACGATGATCCAGCGGACTACCTGGACTGAAAAAAATAATCGACAGTTAATATAAATATGGACCGCAAGAATCTATTCATAATGTTTCTGGCAGTCATTGTCCTGTTCCTCCTTCTGTCTCCCAAGTCGAGCGGGTACGGTTCCGGAAGCGGCGCACCAATGGTCCAGGGTATGAACCTCGGAAATCAGCTGTACACAGGTAGCGGAGCAGCCGGATACGCGGGTGAAGGAAATGCGACTGGTGCAGGCACAACTGCCATTCAGGGATCCTACAATATTGGTACAAGTGACGTCATGACTGACTACAAGGACATTGACAGCGTGTCTGCCGCCAGCCTCATCCCACGCGAGGTGGTTCAGACCGAGGACTACGGCCAGTTCAGCCCCGAGAAGATTCTGTCCAACCAGAACTACCTGGATCCACGCAGCCAAATTGGTTACCCAGAGACTATCGGTGGAGTCCTGCGTAACGCCAACCGCGACTTCCGCTCCGAGCCAATCAACCCACGCACACCCGTATCCATCTTTAACCTCAGCACAATCCCTCCCGACAACATGCGCCCCCAGTTTGAGATTGGTTCCGCCTATTAGGTACTAAACTTAAAGACGTAAACCTCGTAAGCTATTAAAAATGGCTGAAGAGCAATTTAAACAAGCAATGACCGAGTGGGTCGGAATTAAGACTCAACTCGCCTCAGTTCGCAAAGATCTTACCGTTTTGAATAAACGTGAGAAGGAGCTTCGCGAATATGTGACTCAGCAGATGAAAAAGAATGAAATTGACACTGTCCGTGTTCAGGACAAGGTGAAAGTCAATCTGAAGACGAAGCAGAAGAAGGGCAGCATCACCAAAGAGGTTATATTAAAGGGACTGCGTACTTACTTCTCAGGAGACGAGGTCCGTATCGAGGGTGCTTATCAAGCCATCCTTGATTCGGTCAACGTCAAGGAGGTTTCTTCAGTTTCCGTCACAGGACTTAAGGCTTTAACAGAAGACTAAACTATGGGTATCAACGACGAGTATTCTCGTGATGCATTTCATTACGATCTGGCATACGACTCTGAATCGTCCGAGGAGGAGTACGAAATCGAAGTTGATCCGGAGCAATGGGAGGCTATTTATTCGGATGAACTTCTCGACGGTTGGATGTTTATTCGCGAGTTTTGCGAGGAGGTTTATTTACAGCCACGTGCCTCCTTTACGGATTTTATCGAATTGGTCATTGAGCCGTGGCGCTGGACAACCACTGAACGCATGACGCAGATGCAGGATATGGTCTGGCGGGACATTTCTCAGATTCAAGTTATTTCGCAGCGGGTCAGCCCTGAAAACTTTTGCGCCTGGATGAACCATTATATTCCTCGTATTAATTAGAAATGATTGACATTACAGGTCAAAAAGTACTTGTTCCGACAATTCTATTTGCACTCTTGTCTCTTCCCCAGACTCACTATGATGTCTACGTCAACGCACTCTTTCTCGGACTCCTCTACCTCGGAATTACAAAACAAGTATCCAAAGTGACTTTCCGCCGAGCAGACATGATTACAGTTTCACTCTTGTACATTCTGTTAACGCCCGGTCACCTTTTTGTCATTCCGTCCCATTCAGGACCTTATCTCCCAGTCATCGTCCATTCATTCATGTTTGCAATTCTGTTTGCATTTGTGCGCTCTATGCTCCCACAATATTACTAAACTCACAATAGAATGAAATACCTTGCAATAGGGCCAGGTGCGATGGGGTACTTTATATATCTTGGAGCACTGTCAAAACTCCACGCCGATGGAAAACTCGATACACTCCAAGAAATATCCGGATCAAGTGCCGGCTCACTCGTATCTTTCATGTACCTGATTTCAGGTCGAAACATTCAACAAGTCCTAGAATATTCACTCAAAGCCCCGATAAAGGAACTGATGAAACCAAACATCAAAACACTGCTCAAAGAGTACGGTCTTGTCCCTATTCGGAAAATGAGACGTCTTGCCGAGGATGTCTGCTTTCATTTCACAGAAAAAAAGGACATTACTTTTTCAGAATTATATTTCAATTCAAAAATAAAATTACATGTGTCAGCATACTGTGTAGACTTGATGAGAACAGAATACTTTAATGTCGACCGGACACCAAATATGAGTATTCTTGATGCAATCTGTATGTCCATCTGTGTTCCACTCTTGTTCTCAGCAGTTAAACACAATGGGTGGCACTATGTCGACGGCGGTTCAGCCGAAGCCATCCCGTGTGCGCCTTTTATCCAGTATCCATCGAATGAAATTTTAGCTCTCAAACTCGCTTGGTCAAAATCCAACACCATCCAAGACATCAAATCGTACGGGTTGTCCGTCATGTATTCCATCTTGAGCATGCGTGCGTCATATTCTGTACCATTGATTGACATTGAAACCAGTGGGACTGATGTGTTTGATTTTGGTGCAGGTGATGAAGGCAAGTTGAAAATGTTTGTACTTGGTCAGTCGCAAAAATTTCCTATGTAATATAACAATGCGAACCATCACACGCTCCGGATACACTCAGCACCGTACACGCAAGGTGATTACAGTGCACCGCGATGGAAAGACATACCGGTACGTGCGTCCAGCTGGAAAGACCCAAGTGGCCCCTGCTCGCATCAAGGATGTCGGTGCGGCCGGAAAAGGTCCCAAACTGATTGGACCACTGAAAGGCGGTATGCTTACCAAGTACCACTATCACCCAGTTGAGGGCACACAGTTCAGACACAAGGCTCTTTCACGTGCAGTCAAAAAGGGACGCGAGAATCCCCTGGCTGTTATGCGCCGTCTGATTGCAATCAGCACACTGACCAAGCGTACTCTGCCCCGTGCATCCAGAATTTACCGCCAGGACTTTGACTGGGTCCGCCGCAAACTCTTCAAGCCAAAGAAAATGATGACCAAACACGATATGGAGCACGCCCACGCAATCCGTAAGCACCACAATAAGATGTTGATGTAAATTAAACATAAATAAAACTAATTGTACTTTCAAATACAATGGAAGATACAATCCGTGATGTGTGTCAAGCCGTCTGGTCTTCACTTGGACCAGGGTTTTCCGAGCGCATCTATCATAATGCACTTGAAGTTGAACTGCGTAAAAGAAACATGCCGTACGAAACTGAACGAATCATTCCAGTGACATACCAAGGTCATACCATTGGAAACATTCGTGCAGACATCATTATTGATCACTCAATTATTTTAGAAATTAAATCAGTTTCAAAATTGAATGAACAATTTAGAATTCAAATTCAAAAATACATGGAGCTCACAGGGTGTACACAAGGGTACCTGATCAACTTTCCACCGGACAAAACTATTGTTGATATTGAATTTATTTCGTAATTATAAATAGAACATGGCCTCGCTTATGGATGCTATGAAAGGTCCAGGAGCAGCCCCTGCGACCAACAAGTCGAGCAAATATATTGCAATCTGCGCTTTACTGATTGTCATCATTGTCGCAATTATCGGTGTTGTTATGTATACTCAGGGCAAACTTACAGGACCAAAGGGTGATAAAGGTGATGCCGGTCAGGCTGGTGCGCAAGGCAGTCAAGGACCGGCTGGTCCAGCTGGACAAGTAGGACCAGCTGGACAAGTAGGACCACAAGGAAATCCAGGACCAATTGGTCCAGCGGGGCCAGCGGGACCACCAGGACCAGCGGGACCAATTGGATCACCGGGAATAGCTGGAACAGCTGGACCAGTCGGACCTCCTGGCCCACCAGGACCACCAGGACCACCGGGAGCATCTGGAGCACCTGGGGCAGTATCACAATCTGCTTCGGCACCAGGAAACGCAGCTGTAGCAACAGCTGCAATCAACCCAACGGATCCAAATAATATTCAGAACTTGGTATCTTTACTGAATGATCCAAAATCAGGTGTTCCTGGATGTAGCAGTCAAGGTGTACAACAAATTGCACAAATGCTTGCAAAGACGGGTGTAGTTGCACTCGCGGCAGGAAAAGGTCTACCTTCGCCATGGCAACAAATAGTACCACTTGGAAATTACTCTATTTGGTTCCAAGGTAATTCACAACAATACCAACAAGCTGTCGCACCGATTATATCACAAATGGTTCAGATTTGTACTGTACCCGGAGTCACACTGTATGTCGACTGCGGACCAGCAGGAAAGTCAGTCCAAGTCGGACCAGGTGATTACCCACAAATTGACAAAACAGGTATGCCAAATGACCAATT